TTAACTGGTTTCCCGTTATGACGTTAGAGCTTCCCGTACAAACCATACAAAGGTATGTATGATTTTCTCAATTTTCAACTTCTTTGTGTCTCATCCATTCCATTGCCTGTCTTTTATATGGATTATCATTGCTCCATAAGAAAAATGTGAGAGTCATGCGGCCGCTCTCCTTATCACTCATAGTTCCGAATAAGTCTTCGGGTGCATGATAATAGTAAGAGGGATATGCAAGTACTCTATTGAATACATTATCAACTGTGACTATTTCATTGTCTGTACCATTTATCAGACAGGTTCCAGTTTTCTTGGGAGGCTCTGGATGTAAATATACTAACCCTGCATAATCACTCTGATCTACGTGCCATTTAAAATTAGGGAAATCACAAGTTAATTTAGTTTCCTCGTAGGCAATATGGAAGTATGGTGTACACACATAATCCTTCTCCTCTATCTTAAATGCCTTCGTCATTATATCATATATACCCTCATTGACTGCCTTAGGGGCTGCTGTTCTCCATCCCTTCCATCCACACTCGATTTTTGGGTCTTCTGAGTGTCTATAATCATTATAACTGAGTGCTAACTCACGGACTAGCTCGGGATGAGAGAAAAAGTTATCACCTATAAGTATATCTTGCATAATTAATTTTTCTTACTTTTTAAACCTGGAAAATTTCTTTTCTCTTTATCTATACAACTCATAAAACTCGTAATAGCGTATCTACCGAACCCATCATAATAATCTGAATCTTTGATAGATACTTTCCTTACTCCATGTTTTACCCAGCCAGGAAATATTATAGTCATATTATTCTCGCACGTCAAGGCATCCATGTCGATATAGTCAGGAAAATACAACTCACCACCTGTGAATTGCTTAGGTTCTTTATAGAAATAACTAAATGCTAAAAACTGAATTGACTTATCTTTATGAGCCTCATATCCTTCGCCATCATGATAATATCGTACCTTAGTAGAATCATTATTAACCTCAGGTGCAATACTACAACAACCATGACATTGAGCAAGTACCTCCAATACTCCAGAGGTAAATATCTTTCTATTAACTGTTAATATATTTGATAGATTTCTATATGCGTCTGGATATACGTCATCTAACATTAAAGCCTTAGAATCAGTCTTACCCACTATCCCACCAAACTTATCAGCAGTTACTAATTTTCCTGGCTTTGTGTAGAAATCTAGTTCTTCCCATATCAACTTTAGTTCTTCATCATCATAGAAATCATGAAGAACTATATGTGGGAAAGGATCGGTAAAGGCATCGCAGTGTAGGTTTTGCATTACTAGATAGATATGATATAATTAATAGTATGAGAAATATTTTTAAGGAATCCAAATATCACTTAGAAGTAGAAACTGGATGGACTTACTGGTATCATCTTAAACACTCTATACATAATTCTCGTAGGTTAATTGCAATCTCATTTAAGAGTCTTGTTCATGGATTACTACCATTTCTATGGAAAGCAGATGCTCCCAAAGATGTAATCCGATTATACCATGAAATTATGAGAATAGAACATATAAGAAAAATGGATCAACTACGTGAACTCCCAAGAAATGAACGATACACAGGCCACACTCCTAACTCTACTGAATAGTTATGGTGATATTGTCGAACTTGACTGGGATTTTGATGTCGATAATATTATAACACAACTATCTAGTAACAACAACTGGGTCACAGGGCCAAGTGTCTCTGCTCCTATGGGATTGTCTTTAACTGGTTCAGATACTCTTGATCTTAGAGTAAAAGATAAGAAAGAGGGAGAATATAATAATAATTTAAAGTCATGTCCATCCCTAGTAGAATTTTTTGATAAATGGAATAGTCTAGCAAAATGTCATGCAGTTAAAATGGATGCAGGTACTTTCTTTAGACCACACAGGGATGCTTATAAAACAACACAACAAATGAGAATCTTTATACCATTAAATAAGACTGAATTGCATGAGTGGGCCTTCATATATGATAAACAACTCGCACCATTTAAAGCAGGGAGACCATATCTTTTAAATACAAAGAAACAACATGGATCATTTGCCTTTGTGAATGATATATACCATATACTCATGGGTGTGTATATCAATCCTTCTAACTTTAGGGTTGTAACTGATCTATTACCAAATTGTAGGACTCATTAATGAAAATTTGTATTATAGGTGGTGGAACTTCTGGTTGGTGGTGTGCAGCATATATGCAGAAATTCCTTGATGCTGAGATAACATTAATTGAAAGTAAAGAAATACCTACAAGTGGTGTTGGGGAATCTTCTCTTCCACAAATAGGAGCCTTCTTTGAAGAACTAGGTATTCCAGAGGAAGAGTGGATGAATGGATGCAATGCTGTCCATAAGTATGGAAATATGAAGTATGAGTGGGATGGTGTTGGTAAAGATCCATTTCTCATGACGTTCTGGCAAGATGATCCTAAAGGTCGTTTTGATAAATGGTATCAAGAATATAAGTCAGGTGTTAAAGATAAGAATAGTCATACGGAATTATATGATAGAGATGGTTGGAGATCAGTTGCATATCATTTAGATGCTAACCTAGCCAATTCTGTTGTTAAAGACTATTGTAAAGACGTAAATCATATTATTGATACATTAGATGAATTACCTGAGGGGTATGACCTCTATGTTGATGCTAGTGGTTTTGCTAGGAAGTTTACGACTGATAAGACTGAGGTGATATGGGATCACCATTTAGTTAATAGTGCATGGGTATGTCCATTTGAATTAGAGGGAGAAATCAATCCATATACACAAACAATAGCAAGAGAATGTGGATGGCAATTTATAATTGATCTACAAAATCGTACTGGATCAGGTTATGTTTATTCTGATAAGTATATCTCGGATGTTCAAGCTCTTGAACAATTTAAAGGATGGACTGAGAGTAGAAAGAACTATAATAATATAGTACCTAGATTAATTAAATGGAGACCTAACGTATTAAAAAATTCATGGAAAGACAATGTAGTTACTATAGGATTAGGTCAAGGATTTGTTGATCCATTAGAAGCAAATGGATTATATATGGTGGTTTATAGTATTACTTTATTAGTTAAATGTATATTGAAAGGATCAAAACCAGAAGCATATAACAAAGCAATGTTAAAGGTACAAAAACAAAATTCAGATTACTTATTACATCATTATATGTTGAGTGATAGGAAAGATACACCTTTCTGGGAGTACTATAGTAAGTTTGATATGGATGAATCTTTATGGAAGAACTATAAAAAATATCCAAACAAATATAATAACTTATATCCTGATGCTCTATGGGCTCAACTAGGAATATACTTTGAGAAGTTTAAACACTACACTCCGTAAATAATCCTAAAGCACCATCATTCAAATTAATCTCGTAGGTTCTATCAGGAGATAGATCAGCATAATCAAATCTTTCTAGTTGTTTCCCATTTACAATAGGGTTACCATCAAAACAAATTAGATGTGATTCTTTTGATACCTGTAGTGTTGGTTCTTTTATTAATTTACCATTCCATACTTCCTTCCTGTTTATAGCATTAAATCCAATCATATAAAAATCATCATAAGTTTCCATCATTACTGGTTGATCTAGTAGATGTTGCATAGAAAAGAACTCTTTACTCTTTACCTCAAAATATTCTTCCTTAAATGGTACTCCAATCCTTGCACTACCATGTACCACATAATGATATGTACCAAAACTATCAGGTGCTTGCTCTACACCAATCCATTTAGGATCAGCCTTCAATGCACATACTGAGAACTTATCTAACTTCTTAAAAAAATGTTTGTATCTAGGGATAGTCATAATTCAATCTTCCTCATCTTAATTGGTTCTCTACTTTGTTTATAAGTCTCGCATGAGATAACTTTACCTATTAAGTCTTCTATATTAAATTTACCTTTAGGAGTTTCTGGTATATTCTCAAACAATAACTCTTCAGAATCTTCATGTTTTTCAATCCATTTCTCTCCAGCCTTTCTCATAATAGTTTGAGTAAATGTTTCTATATCATACAAATCTAGTGCATCATCATTCAGATCAAGACTAACAGGTCTATAGTCATCAATATTTTTAGGTGCGTGTAATCTACAGAATCTAATAACAATCTGATTAGTTTCTGGTATATATTCTGATATTTTAAAAATTGACTTCATCTTTATCAAAGAAAAATACTTGGTTTTTACGATATTCCTTATCAAAATATCTATCACTACAGATATTCATTCCATGTGGTATCATACCATCAAATAATACCATACGATTATACTTAGGAACAAGTGTTTCTAATACTTTATAGTTATCCTTCGGTCTCCAAGGCTCACGATGTTCAACAGTATCACCATCTACACCTAAGTCTTCATACAAACAAGTACCACATTCATCACTAAAATATACTATACCATTATATCCCGTATCAGAGTGTGGCCACCAAATACAATTCTCGTAGTCATTAAAACTATCTTTAGTAAAGCGAGTCATATTAGTATTAATATCACAACTAAAATATTTCTGTCCACACAACTCACTCAAATAATTATATACTTCTCGTAGTCTCTCATCATATTCAGAGAATCTTCTATCTTCAAAATATACACCATTATTAGTTCCTTCTTCATTTATTTTCCATAGTGGAGCATTTCTATTAAAAAGATAATCCTCAACTTCTTTTGGATTCTCGTAGAAATCATCTATTATAAAGATAGGCCTATTTGATGGGCAATTTATGACGTGTAATTCTTCATTTAATCTATACACTAATAAACCTTCCAGTATCTAGGGTGTATATATCCCTGAGAATAATCTAAAATATCAGGATTATATACTAATGTAACATCACCAACAATAGCCAATCTTTCACCTTCAAAATTATCATCTATTGAGTGTGTACAATGTTTCAGTGTACTTGGAAACATAATTAAACTTCCCGCTACTGGTTCTATAAAGAATGTAGAGGAATTTACTAAATTAAAATTTTCAATACCATGTTTAAACTCACTGGTATTATTACCTCTAAACACACTATTAGTATTATCAGGAGTAAGGAACTTTAATACATGTGAATTTGGTGGTGTTTTTAAATAATATACGAAAGATATTTGACTTGCAGAATGATCATGCCAAACAATTTCATCCTCAGATTTTCTAGACCTAGATAACCAACTCTTGGTAATAATAATATTAAATATTTTTTTATATTCTAGTACCTCATAGATATATTTTCTTACATTATAAGCAATCTCACCAAAGCAATCCTGTAGTTCTTCATCCAAATGTAATAAAGGATTTCCAAAGTTTTCACTGGTAGTAGTATTATAAACGTACCCATTTTTATGGATCTGAGGTTCATAATCATACTTTGGATATACTTTTTCAAAATCTTCAAGATATTTGTTATGTCCTTGCATTACATCAACAACTATCGTAGTTGGAAATACATTAAAAACTTGAGCCATTAATTATCATCAGGTGGTTGAATAATAGCCCACGTTGTAGCAAGATATTTTGTTCCTCCTATTGGTGGATTACCCCTATGAGTATGTGTAAATCCTGCAGGGAAAATTAAAACATCCCCCTGTACTGCTTGTTCTCTTCTATTCTGATATAAAAATTCTGTCTCACCACCCTCAAAGTCATCATTAAGATATACTTGTATCACAAAAGTTCTTGGTGTTGCACCTATAACACCATTTTCAAAATGCCAATTATGAAACCCTCCACCTTGAGGGATTTTCTTTATCTTACAATCATAGCACAAGAATCTACTTGAACGGAGAATACTAACAGTCTCTAAGTACTCATCAACTGGTTTTTTAAGCATTGGGAGTATTTCTTCTGCTACTCTCGTAGTTGCAGTCAAATCTATCTCATAATCCAAAGTTGCATTGAGAGTCAGATGATCTTCCATATGAAGATTTCTTTTATCATAAAACAATAGATTATTATTCTCTAAGTAATCTAGGTGTCTCATTATTTTCCTACATCTCTCTTTTGAGAAGACACCTTTATATCTTCTAATTAATTCACTTTCAGTCGTCATAAAACATATTAAAAGTTATTTGTATTATATATCAGATCTCGTGTAAATGCAAGTTATGAAACTCCTGTTGCATTTGTAGCTCCATCAATTCTATTAGTATTGTTTATAGTTATAGATCCTAGACTAATTCCAGATGTTCTTCGGATAGCAGCACCATTACCACCACCTTGTCCACCGCTACTATCTTCTCCACCGCCACCTGCGTCAGCAGAGGTATCTCCTGTCCAACCTCCTTCACCACCGCCACCACCTTCGGCCTCACCACCATTATTACTTCCATTACCACCATTACCAGCAGCATTTATACTTCCAGCAGTACCATTTCCACCTAATGCACCACCATTACCTCTATCTCCTCTTGGGCCACCAGGATATCCTTGACCTCCACCGCCACCGCCACCACTAGCGTATCGACGTGATCCTTTATCAGATTGGTGGCCACCGCCACCTCCTCCTCCACCGCCAAATCCACGATGAATTTGTCCACCAGATGCTATGTTTATAACTGTTCCACCACCATATTCAATACCTAAAGCACTGGTTCCTGTTTTTCCACTTTCACCATTTCCTTGATTGGTTCTACCATCACCACCTTTACCACCTGCACCCCATATTCTTCCTTCTCCACCAACATCAATGACTAAATCAGTACCTGATTGCCATCCTCCAGTTCTTAAAGCACATCTACTAGCCTGACTATTATGTACAACTGATCCAATTAATTTATTTACATGAATAATAACCTTCTTACCACCTTGCCACCCAGTACTATTAACAGCAGGTTTACTTCTAAAACCACCAATAACTGTTACATTATTATTATTGTATTGAGTTCTTGCATTTTGTCTGGTAGTAGTACCACCACTATGGAAATCAACTACAATATTTAATTGCTTACCATAAAAATCACTAAATGATATAGCACCAGTTTTAGGAATACCAGTATCTAGAGGTAAACCAGACATTTCACCAACATTTTGAGAAACTCTATATGCACCAATATTTTTATTGGTTGGATCACCAAACTCATTTTTGATGTCGCTATATGAAATTGCTCCAGAACTTTGTAAAGCCATAGTTTATACGGATGTATCAGTTATTTCTCTCCAAGAAGAGCCATTATAAAACTGTAAATGATTCGTACTAATATTATAAATCAAGGCACCATCAGTGACTGCTGCACCAGCTAAGCTATTTCTTTGAGAAGTAGTAAGTTTTGGTAACACCATGAATCTTCTTGTGATGTCGTCACTAGCAGTTGAGAAGTCAACACCACACGTTGGGTTAGTTCGACCAACACCAATAAATGTACGGAACATTGCACCTCGATCAACAGCAAGTCCAATAGAACCTGGCCCTGAAGCATCTGAATAATTCTGATCAGTTTTAATACCAAGATAACCATCATCATTAAACCAACTCATATTACCACCGTCTCCACCACCATCGGAGATAATTAAATTTCCATCAGTAGCTGCTTGACCTGATAATTGAACTTGGTCACCAATAAGGATAGTACCACCAATACCTAAACTTATGTAACCAATAGTGGTAACACCAGTTACAGTTAAGTTTGTACAACCAATAGATGTAACGTCAACGACACCATCAGAATCCTTACCATAGAAATCTCCTATAAATGCAGGAGCAGATGCAACACCACTAACAACCGTCAAATCATTAGCAACTTGAAGATCATAACCAACAAATGCACTACTTACAAATGTACCTATACCATTGACTTCTAACTTCTGTTGTGGATTTGTAACTCCTATACCAAAATTACCTTCATAAGTAAGAGCTGCTAATCTAGTAGAACCATTAGTGTGCCAGTAGAAACTTCCTGTATTAATTGCAACAGTAGAACCATCAGAATAGAAGTTAACATTACCCTGATGAGTACCATTACTATAGTTAATAAGATCTAGTGAACCTGGTTGACTATATGGTAACCCTGCACTTCTATTACCATACTGAAGCATTCCATTGTTATTATTCTGTACATTAGCATTTAATCCTAAGATTAATTGAGATGCTTGCTCAGGGCTTGTTACTTGTATAGTAGCTGCAGCAGTTGTATTAACTCCAACTATGTGTACTTCACCATTAGGGGATGTTGTACTAAGACCTATTGATTCAGAAACACTTAATCCTGCACCAACTAAGGAATTTGCATCTAATGTTCCAGAAGTTTTTACATTTGAATTACTATTCAGTGTAGTTGCAGTATCGGCATTACCAGTTACATCACCAATATGCTCACCATAGAATTTAGAAGATGAACCTGTGAATATACCTGCGGTTACAACACCTGTTGTTGAATTTAATTGTACAAATTGAGCTTGTAGTGTACCATTACCAGTACTAAGAATAACTGGATCAGGAAACTTATCATTATTAATTACTGGAAGTCTATCATTACTAATCGTACCACTTGCAAGATAACTTGCATTTAATTGTGTTAATTCAGTACCAATACCAACAAAAGAGTTTGCCTTTATTTGGCCAGTCATTATTATTTGATTACCAAAACCTGAACTATCTCCTGTCTCTCCTATAAATCCAATACCTTCTACACCAGAATCTGTTGGATTCTGTCCAATCATTAAGTTATAATCATCATGTGCCTCAGTTGTTCCAATACCAACCTTCAAATGTGTAGCAATACCAGTTCTTGTACCAACAGTATTTTTAGCTTGATGAACTACCCAACCATCGGTTGTAAAACCGACAATATCATCCATATACAAACCACTACCAAAGAAATAATTAGCAGTTACAACACCAACATTGAGTACATTAGTGTTTCCAACTAACGCATTACCTGTAGGATTTGTGGTTCCTATACCAACATCACCATGGAATGTAGCGATTCCTGCAACACGTAAAGCACTAGTACTTGTTATTCCACTAACATCTGTCTGACCACGCAGAGCAGAAGTTCCATGGACATCTAGGAATCGTATTGGAATTGATGTTCCAATTCCAACCAAGCCACTAGCGTTGACTATGAAGTTATCACTATCAACCTGTACACCATTTCTGAAATTAAATGACTTATTATAATTTGCCATTGAGCCTAGATTTTATTGTTATTTATATTCCGTCTTCGGGTGGAATTGGTTCCGACCATCCGACAGGGCCTTGATTAGGATTTCCAGTATCCTTCTTAGATTGGTTTTGCCTTTCCAATCTTTCTTCCATCATCTTATTTCTATCTTGTGTGATATCATTTATCATGCCTACAGCATTCATGATATCTGGTGTAGCAGCAAGTCTTTCAACTTTTGCGTTGAGTTCTTTGATTGCTTCAATAAGAAGTGGAACTAATTTTTCATACTTAACTGCTTTCTTACCATTGTCTCTGGTAACAACAATTCCTGGTAGTCCAAGTGCTTCAATTTCTTGTGCAATTACACCAGTATCTTCACCTTCATGACCAGCATCATTTTCTTTCCAAGTAAATGTATTACCAGAAATTTGCAATACTTTTTCAAGAGGATCATCAATACCTTGAACATTATCCTTTAATGATGCGTCAGAAGTATAGTATGCAGTAATATCACCATAAGCACGTATGTTTCCATTAGAAGTTTGATCACCAAACGCAACACCACCTGAGTAAGTCGTCATACGTACGTCATTATTATGATTAATTATTACAGAATCATCAGTATCACAATAAATAGAAACCTTACTTGCAGTTGTGTTAGAAATAATAACTTTACCATCACTTTGTAAGTATAGGTCTCCTGTACCAGTCTCTCTAATTATAGAGTGTGCAGAATCATGACCAATCTGCATATCAGGAGTTCCAGTACTTGCACCGAAACCAACAAAGTTACCATCATAGAATACAGTACCTATTGAACCACCAGGCATTTCAACACCAGTTAGGTTGGTTCCATCTCCATAGTATGATGTAGCAGATACAATACCAGCAAAGTAACCACCTTCACCAACATGTAAACTCTTAGCAATACCAACACCACCATTTTCTACAATGATCGCACCAGTTACAGTTGAGATTGCAACATTATTACCAGCAACAAAGAGGTTACTAGCAATACCGACACCACCAGCAACTACAAGAGAACCTGATTCTTTACTGGTTGTATCAAGAGTACTAACTAATTGAGTTTGACCTGTTACTTTTAGAGTATTATTAATTTTAACACTCTTGTTAAATGTAGTTGGGCCATCAAAGGAAGATAGAATGTCTCCAGAGTCACCACCTTCAACAACTATTCTTTCTTTAACAGTTACTTCATCAAATACAGCACTTAATCTTGCAGGTGTTTCACCAGTTACAGTTGGAATTGGAGTATCAAATGTTGTCTCCTCACCAGTAGCAGATGATTTCTTCTGGTTTCCAATATAGAAGTCACCTTTATTGTTCATACCAGTATAAACAACAACACCACCAGATTTTTCTTGTGACTGAACTAAGAATTCTTCCTTCTCAGTAAGTGTTCTGTCCTGAACCTGTGGTAATGCAGTTGAGTAGTTTCCTGGCCCGTAACCAAGATATTCAAATGTATGACCAGATGCTCTAAGAATAGATGGTCTTCTAAATTCAACAGGTATTGGTTTAATCTTTCTAATTACAGAACCAGCAGAATGTGTTTGAATTCCTGTTGAGAATACACCTCTAATAACTTGAAGTTGATCACTTCCAACAATAGTCTTGGAAGCAACTCTCATTATCTCACTATTAATTTGTAGATAAGAACCATATGGGAATCTATCAATTATATTATCAACACCTTGTACTGCAACTGTAGTAATACCACTTGATGGAATTGAATCAATAGTAGTTGCATTTTCACTATCTAATATAGGCATTGTACGTGCACTTATATTCTCATTAGACTTATCTGAAAGTTTTTCGTTAGATGAAAGACCATGTTTAAATGCATATGCAGGAGATCCTACAGAACTTACAGTCTTCGCATTAAATGTAGTAACACCTACAGCAGAGTTAACCACATATGAACCTAATTCATTATTACTACCATCAACTATTGAGAAACTATTACCTGCAGCCAAACCATGACTATTTTCACAAGCAAATGTTGTTATTCCAGAGGTAACATCAAAAGTAGTACTGTTTATTTCTACTGCTCTACCAGTATTGAATACATACTGACCTGCCTGTAACTCAGGGCCACTAGCAACTTTAGCAACAGTGATCTGAGTATCGTTAGGAACATCAGTTATCCTTAAGTACTGATCTTCTGTTACACCAATACCAGTAAACTGTGCTACGTTTCCAACAGCAGATGTAATACCTGCATTTGTAATTGTATATCTAGCAGTTCCATCACCACCGATAAATGTTGGATCGAAATATAAATTACCAGCAGAATATCCAGCACCTTTTGATTGAATATCTACATTGGTAATTTGACTAGAAGCAATACTTACTCTAGCAGTAGCACCTCTCCAAGGGCCACTTATTGAGGAATTTAATAATTTTATGTTGTAATATGTTCCATCAGCATAACTATTACCCTGATTTGTTACTGATCCAGTTACAATACCTGCATATCCATGAGATCTACTAAAGGTTATTGTTGGGTTTGCACCAGTTGGAGCAGTTAATACAGTAATACCTATACCCAAAGCCTTAATAAAGGAGTCAGTACTTTCTCTAGTTAAACTCTTTTTAAGATCATTAGTTGAAACATCACCAATAGGAGATCTTAAAGCATAAGATTTTGATGCTGGAGGGTTATCATCTGGATTATCTCTATCTAACTGTGGATATAAGTCAGATACGTTTTGACTGTATCCATAGTCAGTAAACTCAGAATCAATTTTATGGTCTGATGATAGTGCATAGATGTGATAAACTCCATCTTGCTTATCTTGAATATAATTTGAAATCTTTAGAGCTCTATAGATGTAGAGGTTTGTCTGTAAATTATTCTTTTCAAATCTAGGTAAAGATACAGTCCTTATTGATGTATCATTTGTGGATTGAAGACCATGTACAGTAACAGGTTGATATGCAAATTCCATAGAATTATGCACAGTCAATACTTTATATGTTCCATTATATCCTGTATTAGCAGTACCAGTAACGTTAACACTATCAGTTACGTTCTTAATAATAACAGTATCGTTTACATTTAAGTTATGTGGTAATTCAGATCTAATAGAGCATATACCAGTTGAGGATGCGGAAGTACATGTAGCAATGAATCTTGGATTCTTTTCAAATTCATAATCATCACCTGTTAAAGTATTATTAAAGGTAAAGTCTGCATCAGATCTAGCACCTGTACTACTTGATTCCTGTATTACAAATCCATTTTCTGGGTTCTTAGCATTTTGTAGTTCCTTAGGTATTACAACCCTTATCTTATAAACTTTTTCATCTAAACTTCTTGTATCATCAATTCTCTTGATGTAAGTAGCAGTAGTAACATCTTCTGGTATTAATCCAGCAGTATTTAAAGCATGATATATTCCACCAGAACCACTTGTATTATTAGTATTAACATACCATTGACCTTCAGTAGCATCAAATTGTACTGGGTGACCTAAATCACCAGAAAGTTTATCAGATACTCTTGAGAATATTCTAAGATTAGTTCCACCAGCTATATCAATTATCTTTCCACTAATAGCATCTGCTTCAGATGATGCTAACTGAATCTTTGTAGAACCAGCTCTAACAGCATAATACAATTCCGTATTTGATACGTTCTCTGGTAAATCACCATCATCACTGGTAATAACAACTTTTTCACCAGTATCTAATGTATTATTTCCAATAGTGAATGTATCAAGTAATTCATCAACACCAGTTACTCTATATTCTTTTGCAGAACTACTACCATCAGGCATTAAAATTTGTGCAGTTCTTTCTACACCTCCTGCAAGTAGATATAAAATATCTCCTACCTTTGCACCAATTTTGAAACCCTGAGTATTAACGGGTGGTAAAATATCAGCACTTGTATATCCATCTAGGAATAACTTAGCATTATCAGCAACAGCAAGTGTTTTGGCCTTATCAATAGCTAACCAGTCAAGATCTTTACTGGTTGTTTCTATCTTTCTTGGTGGAATGATAGAAGTAAGAAATGCTTTATTATCTTTCTGGAATGCATCTTTCTTGAATCCATCAGAAACAAGAGATAATTGTCCAAAGTTTGAGTTTGAGTTTGTAATTGATTGGTCAGCACCACTTTCTGTGAGGAAATGATTTGCAAATCCAATAGCAAACACAGAAACCACCTGAGCAACAGCATCATTGGTAAGTTTAATATGAGCAGTTTCCCATCCTCTTCTATAAATTGCAGATGAATCTAAATGGTATGCTTCTCCTGTTGCGGTTGCAGATGATTCAGCTGCCAATGCTGCTCCTTCAGTCGGTGATCCTAAGGATATTCCATCATAAGATCTAGCAACTGGATTATATTTTACAAATGCTCTATCGTCTTTCTGTAGTGATATTCCCGTAAACTGAGCAACAACTATAGATCTAAATCCTGTAGCCTTTGCACCATCAATATTCATACCGTTCATACCATACACTGAACGCATAGAACAGTTAAACACATATGGTGATGCACCTTGTACAGTATCAGTTTCAACTGTTACTGTTGCAGCAGAAGTATTACCTGGAATTAGAGTAAGTGGTGGATTCGGTAACGTATATGTAAATATCGTATCATCAGTATTACTTACACCAGTAACTGTAGCTGATATATTATAGTTTGTTGGAGTAACTCCTCTTACTTTAATAGGAGTACCTACTTGATACCCGTGAGCTCTTGAAGTTTTTGCAGTAACTACGTTAGTTACACCAGCCTCGTCTCCAGCTCTGATACTTGTTAATGTAATAGGGTCAGCAGCAAAAGCACCAACAATTTCAAATTCTGGTCTTTGTGGCCAGAAAGCAAGAGGATCTGTTGGATATTTCTGAGTATTTTCAATCTCTCTTCCAGAACCTACATTATATGCATTACCTATCTTAGCATAATACATATCAAGGTCTGTAATATCATATGTCGTATTACCAAGAGTTACGTAATTTACACCATCAGCATATTCAAAACATGATAATTTATGGTGTGAGAATATTGGACTTGCTGTTTTACTAAAGTTAGCTGGGTCTGTATATACTAATCCTAAATCATCTCCATCAAATAAACTGAACTGCCAGAGATAGCAAGTACCAGTCATTCTAAAGATTGCTGATTCACCTACACTAGGATCAGTCGGATTTGGAACATACTTAGGTCTTATCCTAGTTTTTCTAAGATCCATACCAACAATAGATGTTCCTCTAGGTAGAATAATACCACCATAAACACTATTGAACTTGTAGAGTATATTATCTTCTTGTGTTAAATCAAAATTACTTGTTAGGTTTAAATCTAAAGTTGTTAATGCATTAGATACTGTTCCACCACCAGCTGGTTGAACTTTAGCAACCCCACCTTCATTATAGATCCTATAACCTGGCCTATTATCAATAATATGCTCACCAGGATATAATACTATAGTGGTTTTAGCTATCTCATCATTACTTCTTCCTTTGACATAAGAAAATCTAGCCGCTTCTAGCAGTGCTCTTTGAACGGTCTTAAATGGTCTAGCAAGAGAATTACCTTCATTACTAATACTATCTGTTGAGTCTAAATCACTTGGACTCACATAAAGAATACGGCCTTCAGTGTTCTTTATGAAATTATCTAATTTATTCAGAGGCATGAGTTTTCCTTATGACTACTAAAATTATTACTATAAGTTATTTAGTCACCCTAGAACTCCTCTTCTTCCACAAAATCGGGAGGAAGATCTTCTGGGTTTTCTAATTCTATTGGAAATACCATTGGATGCATTTCCTCGTGCATTAAATATGCATAATATTTGTACAATTCGTCAGTTGTGTATCGTCTCTCATAATCAGCAATAGTTGTAATCATTGGAAGATCTTCTTCTGTTCGATCTAAGTCTTCCAGTTCATCAAAGGTAAAAGGAATACCATTAATGAGATACATCAAAACGATTCTTTCAATCGTACCTTCAAGTTCCTCACTGTACCAACAGTAAGTAGTTTCTATCACAAATGTATTTACCATTATTCATGGCCCGTCATTATGTGTAGTATGTATACGAACTATTTCATCATCATGTTGTTCATCAACCAAACCTTCATCCTTTAATTTCTTATAGTTATAGCAACTTTCAAAATTAAGTTTAATCTTTGGTTCCTTTGTCTTTTTCATAAATGGCAAGATTCGCGTACTTTATTCTCTCAGGTTCTAATAAATCATTCACTACTTCCATCACATCTAGAAATTGTTTAGATGATTGGCAGATAATCTTTTTTTCATAACCATTATCAGAAATTATAAGAAAAGATCTATTACAAAGATCTATAATAGTCTCTCTTACTAATTCACCTTCCATCATAAACTCAGAACATATAGAGTATTATACCATATATATGCTGGTTTGTCTATCGTTGTGATAAAATTGTAAGTTGACCACTGTAGTTACCACCATTTCCATTCTCTAGTTTTACTCTGTTCAACGGATCTGTAAAGTTATTATTATGACCCTTCCAAGATATTTCATAATAATCAACAGTACCAGCCCAACCAGAACCAAAAGCAATACCAGCCTCAACGTGAGAATTGTAGGTGTAATAATATGGAGCTATTTCATTACCAGTTGTTACTCTGTTTATAATTATCTCACCACTATACAAACCATTAGTACTGATTAGATTATAATCAAGAGGATACCAATTAAATTTATCTATCTGTTTTGAACGAGTTACTGTACCGTCATCCTTAGCATTATAACCTACATCAAAATAATGTGAGGTTTGATAAGTAGTCCCACCAATAAACATATGATTTCTACCACCTAGTGAGTACCTAATCTCATGAAAAACAAGTTTAACTACTTGTGGATTGTTTAAATCTGTTGCCTCAAAATAAGAATTGGTACCAGTATATGTTTTATGAACTGTCCATGAAGATGCACTTGCGAATGAGAGTGCCTTATTCCCATTTGTCTGTAGAACATCACCAGAGTTCCCATCTACTGAGGGGAAAGTGAATCCATTTAATACACCCGTTAATTTAGAACCATCTCCCGTAATAGTACCTGCATCTAATTCACCTGAGATTACAACTTTGTTTGCTTCTATTGATTCAGTAGCAGTAATTTTATCAGCAAAAATCTCATCAGCAAATACATTAGTGTTTGGTTCGTCAGACATCTTTCTATATTCCGTTTGGTGATTTATTGAATATTTTTTCTGCCATTGCAGAAACTAAAACTTTTGGTGCTAAAGCAACATTCATTTTCCATGATTTTTTCAATATCCTACCCAAAGATCCATTAAAACGACCAGGAACATCAATAGACATTCCCTCAATTTGGACATGTCTACAGTAATTTGATTCTGTACCACCTAAAACTAATTTATTCTTAGCTTTAATGATAACACTATCTGCCTCTAGTGTAATTGTATGTGCAGCCTTTAGTCCTATAGAGTTCTTTGATGCAGTGATACTAACATTTCCATTATGAGCAGTCATCTGAATACCAGTAGTATCATTAGAACCAGAATTATTAGCATCTATTTGAAATGTTTGTTCTGTTTCTAATCTGGTTATAGGGCCTTCATGATGTGCTATTACAAATCTAACACCTGCTTCATTAGTAAATTTTAATGCTGCAGATTCTGCACCACATTTACTATCATTAGGATTACGTGTTTCTAGGTAACATAAAGGACTCCACATGTCCTGAACTGTTGCACTGTATCCTGATTGATTAGACATAATTAATTAACCTCCTCACTAGAATAGACGACACCAACACAATCAACAATCTGAAGAACTTTTCCTTGAGGTCTAGTCCTAGACATTATTGGTCTTAGTCTAGCACCATATCCTGTTTCACTTTGAACTTTCATATTAGGAAAATCACGATATGCAATTGGATTTACAACACTAACACCAGTGATTCTACCATCAGTTATTTGTAATTCAAAATTATCTAATTTAGCATCTTCATAACCTTCGCCAGGTGCATCAATTACAACTCCACTTACAAAAGAATCATCTTCATCTTCAGCAGGATATTTACTACCAATAGTAGTCATAGTTATACTGGTAATCTGACCATAAGTTGGAGATTTTGGATTTTGATCAATGGTTGCTTTACCATAAGCACCTTCTCCCTTTTGACATTCATCATCAAAAGTCACTATAGGTTCACTCATATATCTTGCACCAGGATTTGTAACTTCTACTCCAATAATACTTGCAGTTCTTTGTACTGCAGCAAACATATTATTAGTATCTAATTTATTAATGAATTTTCCAAGTATAACTCTACCTGCTCCACCTTGTCCTCCACCACCAAAGATGCTAACAGTTGGGCCTCCACAAACCTGTTCAGCTGGATCTCCACATGGGCCAATATCAGATGATGGTGACTTACCTCCAAAGATTCCCCAAGATCCATACTCTTTTTCAAATGCTGATAGTTTATCACCTACTGCTCCTGAAAGTGATGTTCCTGAGAACATTCTTCTAAAGTCTTCACTCTGAGTAGAATCTGAAGGGCTTGGTCTATCACCTTTACCTGTTACATAATTAGTACTGGGAGGGCAATCCATTTTTTCACCACATTTCATTAACCCTTCAGCTTTTGATAACATATCAACACCACTTGTTAGGAATTGTTTAGTATTAAATGCAAAACCTAATGTCTTTTCAATAGGTGCCATTATTGGGCCAGCAATTGAATCCATCATATTAGTAGTTTTATTAGTGATAGCACCCATCAATTCCTGAACTGCACAGGCTGGTGCTTTAGTTATATTTTTCGCTGCTGCTGTTACCAAATCACTAACAACACCTTGCATAGCATCTGTAACCTTCTGCATACCACAAGTTGCACCGTCAAATGCATTATTCATAGGGCCTACCATCCCTCCTTGAATTCCTTTAATTATTGCAACTGCTGCAGGTTTAGGTAGAGTATGAGGTACTAAGGCCATAACCTGATCATGAACTTTAGCTAAACCACTTTTAAATTCTGATTCCATCTTATCATTTAATGCACCCGTCATTTTATTAGTTACACTAGTCATACTACGGGCAACTAAATCTGATACATTCTTAATTTCTTGAGGCATGTTTAATATTTGATTTCCACCTGCCTGAATCTTATTAAAGAAATTATTAATAGAATTACTCACCTCACTCATAGCAGTATCACTACAAGGATTTGCTTGTGTAACAGTAACTCCAACAGTATTACTATCAGATTTAGTACATTCTTGTAATGCTCTAACAAAATTATGTCTTTTTTCTTGTGCTTCTTTAGTAAGTGAACTTAAGGGTTTAGGAACTACACCTTCAAAGGTTGAAGGATATTTATCTTTATATTGACCTATTATATTCTGTAATTTTGGATCCGCAGGATTAGCCTCTATCAAATCTTTTACAGTTTGAATACTTAAATCATCTAATTTTTCTGGTGCTGGTGTGGTACTCATTGTTTTTGCAATTTCTCAACTACGGTTTCTCTCTGCATAGGTGCAACATCATTTAGGCCATTTGCATCAAACCATGGTGCTTCTTCCCAATCGAATCCTTCACCAAATGTATTGTCTGGAGCCATAACATACCAATGACATTTTGCATCAGGTATATCTACAGCACAAACTGCCCAATCGTCTGCCCACTGAGGTACTTGAACATACATCACTGGTAAGTGATTTGCAAATAATGAAAGAATGAATGAAAATATAAACATAATGTTATTTATCTACGGTTACTGACGTGCTTTCCAGTTTCTTAAAGCTCTCTGATACGAAGCTGCTCCACTACGACCACCTCCAAAATTACTTCGTACTGGTTTTGGATCTTGTGGTTCTGGTATTGCACCAACTTCATTATCTCCACCTAATCCTGCTTTGGCCAAATCTTCATCTTTGGTCTCTCTATTATCTGTACTATTATCTACTCTAGCAGAAGGTGTACATATTGGATGAGTCTCACTAAACTCAGCATTATCAATTAAATTACCGTCTGTATTATTACCAACATATCCCGATTTAATATCAAATCTTCCCGTTCCATATTTAATACCTGCAGTTCTACCCAAAGAATTTGTAATTACAGGATTTTGTTTCCTATCACCATCCATGAATTTACCCATAACAACATCACCTTGAGAAAGTGCTGGTGTTTTTTTCCTACCTCCACCACCAGTTCCATCACATACCCCAAGAGCTACCATTGCGTAAATGATATCAGTATCCTTTACAGTTTCATCACTAGGATGACTACCCATCACAGCGACTCTATATCTGTATCCTACACCTTCATCGCCATTCTGTTGTTCTTTTTGTGATTCTAAGGAAAGAATGATACCAAGAAATTCATTGGTACCAGATCCATATGTATCTTGATCAGCCATAATTAACTCGTGTAAGCCTCCTCTCTATAACCAGTAATTCTACCTCTCCTATTCCTAATAGCCACTCTTCTCGTTACAGGTTCAGGTGTTTCACCCTTAGAGAAATGCATTCCATAAGAGTCTCTTATTAATTTCATAGAGGTAACAGATTTTTCAGCCTCAAAGAAATGACATAGTGATTGTATTATATAATTACCACTTGTCTTTTGATCAGGGCCAGTGTTTCTATTACAACTACTACTTATCTTCTCAATTTCAAGAAAAATTACATCACCTGCTTCTAAATCAGTGTTACATGGAACAACAACAGAATAATTTTGAGAAAATAATATATTGTATCTTGTAGCACCAGCAGCATAATACAACTCAGGACTATTATTGGGGTCTACACTAGTATCTGCACCACCAATATTCATTACAGCAGTTGATACTCTATGAAACTTTGTTCCTTGATCAAATTCTTCATCAAGAATTTTAGCAACTGTTGGTTTACCACCTAATGTACTAAATTTAGGATCTGCTAATAATTTTTCATCAACAACATTAATATCAATTTCAGTAAACTGATAAGATGCTGGATTAAAGAATATAGTCTTACTTGCATAGATACCAGTTCTAATTTGATTGGTAAGATTTTGATCTTTACCCACAACTAATGCAGACACTTTAAAATTATTACTATCATTATCAGTCTGATTAGAATCTTTATTTTGATTATTATAAAAATAATGATGAGTTTGATCATCAGGTTCTGTATTAATTAAACTGTCTAATGATACAAAATTAAATCCACTTTTTGTTTCATATGCAAAAAAACCAGGATTAGCAGTATTCATTGGTATTGTTTGTTTTGCAAGCATAGCAATTAAGTCAAATGGCCTTTTAGTCATTCCAGCAAAAGTATAAGTGTTACTAGATTCTGAAATTATTGTTCTATCCTCAGGTAATTTTAAAACATCTTTGCATATTGATGCAACAGATTCTGATATCTTACCCTTATAACATGCTGTAACCTTTTTAACAGCATTCAATACTCCAATTCTAGAAGTGAATCTTATTTGAATAGTTTCACTATTTCCTTTTTTACTCAATATCTGAACTTCATTAACATATAGTATTCTATGAGGATCATCTTTAATAGAATAATCTATACCTTCCCCAATCTCAGTTTTAATTCTCATTAAAATTTCACAACCAGCTTCAAGTGGGAGATATTCATATAAAGAACCTGATGTTTCTTCATCACCTTCTTTAGAAACTGCATCTCCAGTACTAACAATACTAATAACTCCTGTTATCTGTGGTGATAATACATTTTCATAAAAATATATGTTCACAATTCTTGCTCCACCAGCAAAAGGCCCATCTATAAGATCTACCTCCCTCTCACCATTAGAGGATCTAATCTTGAATACTTCGTATTTTGAGGATTGTACTGCCATTAATCTAACACCAAATTACTTTGAGCAACTACTGGGTCTGGTCTTTCTTCACTACCACCAGATCCACCGCCACCGCCACCACCAGTGGTTGCAATGACTTCTACAGGAACAATAACAGTGTTGAGATTATTTCCATCCTTATTTATTTTCAAATCACCAGTAACTTTATGAACTTTGTTTAATATGTTATTAACATTAGCATCTATAACTTGCTCTACCTTATCATCTTCTTTTGTTACATCCTCTTTCTTTTCACCATCAGCTCCAGTCTTTGCAATTTTCTCAGGATCCATTGCAATTAAGTTTTCTAATGGATTTTCTACCTGTTGTTCTTGTGCATCTGCAGGATCATCAGTGGTAGCTGTTGCATCCACCAATGCTTCATCTTCACCTTGTTGTTTATCCGCAGTCTGACCTAAACCTTCACCACCTTTCTCATACTTATCCACTTCAGAGAAATTTATAGGAGTACTATCTTCCTCACCTTCCTTAGGTTCTTCCCCACCTCCATCTTCTTCTTCTTTAGGTTCTTCTATTTTATCAATTTCACCTTCAAGTTCAGTCTTTACAGTTTCTAATTGAGCTGCACCAGTTTCTGCCTCACTAGGTTTCCAAAGTTGAGAAACCCAACCACCAAATTTCATTATGGCTTTTGCAATCGAACTTATAACTTTCCATACAACCTTTACGAATGGTGCTATTTTATCATATGCAGATGTTAAGAAAGAAATAATCTCTGGTAATTTTTTAACAACAAATCCCATCAAAAGATATCCAAAGAAATTCATTACCCTATCTTTGATACTCATTACCATTCCACCAACATTACCAAGCACACTTGCTACAGGGCCTTTATTACCTCCCTTTTCTTCAATTTTTTTCTCAGCAGCCGCTCTTTCTGCCTGTAATCTTTGCTTACGGACAAGAATTTTCTTACTATCAGCTAACTTTCCAAGTTCCTTAGTCTTGTCGGTTAGTACACTCCTAATATTAATAGCAGTAATCTTTAGTTTTTTTACTTCTTGTTTCTGTCCCATTTATACATATATCCCCAATTTTTCTCTAGTTTGAAGAATATAGAAGTTACTCTCATCCTCTGCACCAATAATAGGTACAGTATCAGCTTCACCACCCAAGGAATCACTCTGCGATGCCTGTGCCTGTTGAGCAATTGTTATAGGATCCATAATTGTAGTCTGAGCCTCCGCATTAGGATCTGTAAGATCTCCTTTCCTATCAACCTTATTTGAAAAATCAAGTTTTTGTTCCTTACCTGCTATCTCTCCTGCTACGGATTCATAATCACCCATAGCATCTTTCAAATTCTTTTCATCCTTACTCAACTTATTATCTCTCACCATCATACCAGCATCAATAGCAAGTGAAAGACCAGTTCCAACACCAGGAATCATAGACGCAGCACCAGAAGCCATTTCACCTAAAGCACCTTTCCAATCGGGTGGTTTAGACATCAATCTACCTACAGCAAATGCAGCACCTAAACCTAATCCAACAATAGGGATCTTTTTAAGGAGTGACTTACCTCCTGCTTTACCTAAATTTTTAAGTAAACTTTTTCCACCACTCTTCAGTAATTTACCACCACTCTTTAATAGAGTCTTTCCACCTTTTATTAAATTCTTTCCACCTTTTATTATATTTTTTCCCAGTTTAAATAAACCTTTTGCACCTGGTATATTCTTAGCAAAATTCTTAATTGCAGATATACCATTTTTAATTAATGCTTTAGCATTTTTAAGCATCTTCGGAAGAGTTCTTTTTAAAAAGACTCTAGCCAGTCGTCTAGCCCTATTCAATCCTTTAAAGACACTATTAACAAATTTAACAAATCCTCTAATTTTCTTGTAAATTTTAAATACAAGAACTCCACCAACAATAGCTCCTAATCCAATTAATATCTTCTTACCATGATTTTCTAAGAATTTAAAGAACTTTGTAATTACTTCATTATTATTAGCTAACCATGTTATTGCTTTATCTGCAATGAATCCACCTGCTATGGCCATGAAGAAATTCATAACCTTATCAAGTATATTCTTTGCTGGTGCAGTTACTGTATCAAATGCCTTACCTACTGTAGCACCGATTTTCTTAACAGCTTCTATTCCTGCTTCTGCACCCGTTCTTTTCTTTCTATCTGCTGTCCCTCTTAAAGTTGCTATTGCATCTTTTTCTTGTGTAAGTCTATTTGCAAAATCTCTACTTAATGCATTACCAATATCTTGAAGTATTAAAGATACCTCTGCTATATCATCAGTAGGTTCATTATCTTTTCTTAATTTAAGTATATTCTTAATACTAGTAATTTTTGTCTCATTAGCAGCAACTCTTTGTCTCAATTCATCATCAACAGTATCAGGTACAAGTTTACTTGGATCTATTTTAGGCCCTTTACCTGGTAATCTACCTCCTGTAATAGGACTCACATACGTTGGATTTTTTGCATTTATCGCTGCATTTACCTCTTCAAGTGTCTGTAACTTCTTTGGTCTTCCTCTTCTTTTTGGAGCAGCACCTTTTGCACCAAGAGAAGTCACTTTTGATGCCTTTATTTTAGGTTTAGGTTTTGCTACTTTAGCCACGTCGTTGTTGTGCTTTTAGGTTTTCTTCTTCAATGTATTGCTGGAGAAGTGAAACATAAATCTCCCTTTCCCAAGGAATCATGTTTTCCAACTCTGTTAAGCTATATTTATGGTGTTGCATCAGGGCAAAATTAGTCCGATAGTAATTCTCTAGACTCTCATGAGCTAGAGCTAAGCGAAAAAACTTGCTAGACCCTCCAGCATTACCGAACTTTTTACTTTAGTCTTAGGATTCGTAATCTCAACTTTATGTTGAAGTTTAGGCATTGTATCAAAGAATTTTTCAATATCCTTAAACTGTTTGGAATTCATAGACTCAACAAAATCTTTCAATTCTTTTTTAGTACAGTCAGAAGCATCCCAAGATTCTTCTGCAGTGTATACTTGATCAATACATTGCATAATAATTTCAAGAGATTGATCCACTTGAGGTTTACTAGTATCCAGTTCAAAATTAGTCTCAATAAATTGAGTCATAGATGGATAACCCATCTTAACTGATAAATCATCATCTAATTTAATAATATCAGTATGGTCTGGATTCTTTTCAACTTTAATAGCATCAATGTCGATTTCCATTTGAATCTGTGTAACTCCATCATCAGGACAGGTTACATTAACCTCAACAGTTTCACCAACAGATTTCGCACGAACATTTAAAAATAGATACTCAATATCAAAAGTTGCCATTTTATCAACTTTGATACCTTTTGTTTGAACACACTGTCCTATAACTGTTTTAATTGCTTCAGAAATCTGCTTTTGATTTTCAGACTCTAAAGCCATAATCAAAATCTTTTCTTCTCTAACTAAGAATGGTCTATATTTAACTTTTCTTCCACTAGAAGGCAATACCAATTCATAGACGGGGGTATTAATTTTTGGTAAGGGCATAATAAATCAAATCATTATATATTATATATACGGGTTTTATAAACTTTTTATTTCATTATATATCTATCATATGCAAACTGAACATTTACTTTTACAAGGTCAGCTCCACCATATTGAACGGGTATTGAAGTCATTGACTTTGGAAAAGCATTTATATATTCATAAGTAATACTTTTCTTTGGATCTAAATTCTTTTCAAATTTTGTAATTGTTAATGCAGCAGACTTGTATCCTATCTTAGTATCTCTATTCATAGGATAGTTTAATCTTCTATAATAGTTTGCATCATCAGTACGGGTGATACCTCTAAAATTATCATCACCTGCAACATAATCCATCCATCCTTCAAAAAATTTAAGAACATTATAATCTTGATCAACGTAAAATGAGAAATCACTATCAACATATATTCTTGTATGTGCAAACTGTTGATTGATTCCGTGATAATTATCTTTAACTTCTGATGTAGCAAATGAGCTGGTAGGTAATGTAGCTTCAGCACACATTATACCAACTTTATTACCAGTCGCATAATCATTAGGTAGATCATAATATTGTTGAAGATATCTCTTCAAGTCAAATGATATACCTGCAATATGTACCTGATATTGATTATTCAAAGATACCTTACCAAGATCTAATCTGGTAAGAGTACTCATTTTATATTTTGAAATAAGTCCTGCCACTCTAAATATAGTTATATTATTATATTTCTATTTAGTGTCTTACAAAGGAAGATATCAACCAAGTAACCCATTGAAGTACAAAGGTAACTTTCGAAACATAATTTACCGTTCTCTGTGGGAACGTAAATTCATGGTTTACTGTGATAAAAACGAAAACATTTTGGAGTGGGGAAGTGAAGAAATATTCCTCCCATACAGATCTCCAGTTGATAATAGGATTCATAGATACTTTCCAGATTTCTATATCAAGGTTAAAGAATCAACGGGTCATGTTAAAAAATATTTAATTGAAGTGAAACCAAAGAAACAATGCGTAGAACCTAAACCTCAAAAAAAGAAAACAAAAGGGTATATCTACGAAGTTTATGAATATGCTAGAAATCAAGCAAAATGGAAAGCAGCAAGAGAGTATTGTGCTGACCGAATGTGGGAATTTAAAGTATTAACAGAAGACGAATTAGGTATCAAGTAATGGCTGATAGACAATTTAGTTGGCAAAAAGAAAACCCTATTGCTAATCCAGCTAAATATGCTGAGATTATGGCCGATATTGATGCGAGAAACCCAACCAAACCTGGCCAATATACGGGTTTACCTGTTCCTGCAGATCAAAAAGAAGACAGACCTACTGATGCTAAATTAAATAGATTGCGTAAAGTTATTGATAATATGACTGGTACTGAAAGTGCAGATGATTTGATGTTAGAAGTAATGAATGCATTACGTGAAAGTGGTAAAGTACCAACAGCAGGAAATTATTATACCTTTGTATATAACCCTAAGACACCTAATATTCAATATGATCAAAACCCTTTAGTTGCAGTATCAAATGTGTTTAGTTGGGGGTTCAAAGGACTTAACTTTCACTGGGGTCAAATGAGACAATATACATGGGATGAGATCGCTGGTGGACTATATTTGGTCACTGCTGAGGAACTTCCAGACGCACAAGAGATACCTTTTCAGAATATCCGTATAAATAGATAATAAAACTGTAATTGTTATGGCAGAAGAGAACAAGACAACTACAACAGAAAATAAACTTAGTGATAGCCAAAGAGAAGGAGTCTTAAAGGAATATGAATCGCAGATTACTGCTAAACCAAAACCAGCAGCTCCAGAGAAGTTACCTTCAGGTCTAAGATATCCATACAGTACAGTAGATAATACTCAAGATTTTTTAAAGTTTACTATTTTTAAGTATAAAAGAAGTGGAACAATAACAAGAGATAGTAATTCATTAAAGGCAGATTTGTTAGGAAATATTATTCTACCAGTACCCGCACAACTACAAGATAGCAACAATGCTAACTGGGGACAAAGTAATATGAATTTTATGGAAGCAGGTGGTGTTAATGCAGCTAAAAATATAATGGGTGGAAATATGGAGGGAACTGGTAATGAAATAAAGAATTTAGTTAATCAACTTAAAGATAATCCTCAAGTTGAAAGTTACTTTGCAGCACAGGCAGTTAGTGCTGTTGGAGGTAATGTTAGTGCTGCTGATCTAGTAGCAAGAGGATCAGGTCAAGTATTGAATCCAAATATGGAGTTACTATTTAAAGGGCCAACTATTAGAAATTTCAGTTTTAACTTTAAGTTTACACCAAGATTTCAAAAAGAAGCAGAAACTGTAAGAACTATAATTAAAGCATTCAAAAGAAATATGGCTCCAGAGGGTTCTGGTGCTGCTATGATTAAAACACCAAAAGTTTTTGAAATTCAATATCTTGGAAAAGCAGCAGCTTATTTGAATAGAATTAAATTATGTGCATTAAAATCATGCAATGTTAATTACACCGCAGATGGAACTTGGGCAACATATAATGATGGTTCACCAGTTTCTATGACTATGGCTTTAAACTTCACAGAACTTACACCAGTTTATAATGAAGATTATGCAGCATATGATGATCATTCAGATGGAGTAGGATACTAATGGGATATTTCAGAGAATTACCAGATTTAGCATATCAGAATTTTTTATCTGATAGTCTTTCATCTCAAAGTTATATTGAAGTTAAAAACCTTTTTAGAAGGAATAGAATACGTCCTGATTTAGAGAATGTATTCACAGTCTTTGATAAGTATGAGATTCGAGAAGGTGCAAGACCTGATACTATTGCAGAGGAATTGTA